TGGCCATTGGAAGTTATGTGGCACAAAGAGCTGGTATCGGTATCAACGCAGGTCGAATTAGAGGAATCAACAGCAGAATACGAGGCGGAGAAGTACAACATACTGGAGTTATACCATTTCTTAAAAAGTTTGAGGCAACGGTTAAGTGCTGTACTCAAAACGGAGTTAGAGGAGGGTCGGCAACTGTTCACTTCCCTATTTGGCACCAAGAGATAGAAGACATTATAGTTTTAAAAAACAATAAAGGTAGTGAAGACAATAGAGTTAGAAAATTAGATTACTCAATTCAAATGTCAAAACTATTTTATGAAAGATTTATTAACGAAGAAGATATAACTTTATTTTCACCACACGAAGTACCTGAATTGTATGAAGCGTGGGGCACACCAGAGTTTGATGATTTATATTTAAAGGCAGAAAGAAAACTATCTGTAAATAAAAAGAAAGTTAACGCACAACAATTATTTTTTGATATACTAAAAGAACGTGCAGAAACAGGTCGTATCTATATTATGAATATAGATCATTGTAATACTCACTCATCATTTAAAGATAGAGTTTATATGTCAAATCTCTGCCAAGAGATAACTTTACCTACAGATCCTATACAACACATTGACGGTAAAGGTGAAATCGCATTATGTATTCTATCAGCAATCAATGTAGGATTAATAAACAAAAGAGATGAATTAGAACCATTATGTGATCTTGCAGTTAGGGCGTTAGATGAAATTATAGATCATCAAAAATATCCAGTTGTAGCAGCAGAAGTATCTACAAAGGCAAGAAGAAGTTTAGGTATTGGTTATATTGGTCTTGCACACTATCTTGCTAAAAAAGGTTACAAGTACGATCAGAAACTTGCGTGGAGACAAGTTGATAAACTAACAGAAGCATTCCAATATTATCTATTAAAGGCAAGTAATCAAGTTGCAAAAGAAAAAGGCAAATGTGAATACTTTGATAGAACAAAATATTCCGATGGTATCTTACCTATAGACACTTACAAAAAAGAAGTAGATGAACTTGTAAACAATCGTTCATTTACATATGATTGGGAGTGGTTAAGGAAAGAAATAAAAGAACACGGCCTAAGACATAGCACACTCTCGGCCCAAATGCCATCAGAATCATCTAGCGTGGTTTCTAATGCCACAAACGGCATAGAACCACCTAGAGATTATCTATCTGTTAAGAAATCTAAAAAAGGTCCTTTAAAACAAATTGTACCTGATTATAAAAGACTTAAAAACAATTATACTTTACTATGGGATATGAAATCAAATGAAGGTTACATTAACATAGTTGCAGTTATGCAAAAATACTTTGACCAGGCTATATCAGGTAACTGGTCATACAATCCAGAAAATTACGAAGACAATCAAGTTCCTGTGTCAGAAATGGCAAATGATTTACTTACAACTTATAAATATGGGTGGAAAACGTCATACTATCAAAATACATATGACGCTAAAAAAGATGTTGACGAACCACAACATACTATAGATTACGATACACCAGTTGAGGATAAACCAAAAGAAGAAGAGGACGAGGCTTGTGAGTCTTGTACAATTTAATGGAAAATAGTTTACTAATACATAAACACCTTATTATTAGAGCAGACATTAACAACCCACCTAAAGATGTGGATTATTTGAAGACTTGGATGGAAGAGTTTATAAAATTTATTAATATGAAAGTTATGTTAGGACCTTATGTTGCTTACTGTGATAAACCAGGTAATAGAGGTATAACTGCTATTTCAGTTATAGAAACAAGTCATATTGCAATGCACGTTTGGGATGAACCAACACCTGCACTTATGCAACTTGATATATATAGTTGTGCTGAATTTAATCCTTATTTAATTGCAGACAAATTAAAGAAAGATTTTGCAGTACAAAAGTTAGATTATAAATTTTTAAATAGAGAAACAGGATTAAAATCAATAGTGTTAAACAAACAATACGTAGTATAATGAAAAGTGTATTTAATAAAGATAAGAACCTAGACTCAACAAAACAATTAATGTTTTTTGGTCCAGATTTAGCAGTACAAAGATATGATAATATGAAGTATCCTATTTTTGATAAGTTAAATCAACAACAACTAGGTTATTTTTGGAGACCTGAAGAAGTATCTTTACAAAAAGACAGAAACGATTACCTTGAATTAAGAGAAGAACAAAAGTTTATCTTTACATCTAATCTTAAATATCAAACTATGCTAGATAGTGTACAAGGTAGAGGACCTTGTTTAGCATTTTTACCTTTCTGTAGTTTACCTGAACTTGAAGGTTGTATTGTAACGTGGGACTTTATTGAAACAATACATAGTAGATCATATACTTATATTATTAAAAACTTGTATTCAAATCCAAGTGAAATCTTTGATACAATCCTACAAGATGAGAAGATTGAAAGACGTGCCAAGTCAGTAACACAAACCTATGATGATTTAATCTCAACAGGTTATCAATGGACATTAACACCAGATAAAGTTGATCTATATGATTTGAAAAAGAAAATGTACCTTGCAATGGTATCAGTTAATATATTAGAAGGTTTAAGATTTTATGTATCATTTGCTTGTTCGTTTGCATTTGGTGAATTAAAGAAACTAGAAGGTTCAGCAAAGATTATATCTTTTATTGCTAGAGATGAAAGTCAACATCTTGCAATGTCGCAAAGAATAATTAATAACTGGAAAGATTATGAAAATGATAAAGACTTCTTAAAGATAATTAAAGAAACAGAAAAAGAAGTTTATCAAATGTATGATGAGGCAGTACAGGAAGAGAAAAGGTGGGCAACCTATTTGTTTAGTAAAGGTTCAATGATAGGTTTATCAGAAAAGTTATTACATCAATTTGTTGAGTATATGGCAAATAGAAGAATGAAAGCAATACAATTAACACCTGCTTATGACCAAAAAACAAATCCATTGCCTTGGGTAGATCATTGGTTAAATAGTAAAGGTACACAAAACGCACCACAAGAAACAGAAATAGAAAGTTATGTAATTGGTGGTATTAAACAAGACGTACAAAAAGATCAATTTAAAAAATTCAAACTATAATGACATTAGAAATTAAACTAGAAAAAGCAAAAAAGCATTGTTCTAATTGCGACACTAAATACTCTATAGAATGGAACATAGAAGAACAAGATTTAGAACCTTTAACTTGTCCTTTTTGTGGATATGAGGTAGAGTTTGAAGATGTCGAAGACGAAGTTGAAGAACGATACGAAACCGAAGACGATAGTTGGAATTGATTACAGCTTAACAAGTCCTGCTGTATGTATTAATAATGATGGTGAATATATGTTTTATTATTTGACAAACAAAAAAAAGTATATTGGTGAAATGGCAAAAAACATTATTGGATATGAACACCAAGAATACGACACACCTATAAAAAGATTTAGTCAAATATCAGATTGGGCAATCAACACATTTAATAGATTAAGTTACGATTTAAAAAACTTAAAAGTTTTTATTGAAGGATATTCTTTTGGGTCAAAAGGACAAGCAGTATTTCAGATAGCAGAAAACTGTGGTATTTTAAAATATAGATTACAACAATTAAATATAAATTATGATACAGTTGTACCAAGTGTAGTAAAAAAAGGTGCAACAGGTAAAGGTAATGCAGACAAAGATATGATGTATGAATCATTTGTCAAAGAAACTAAAATAGATTTAAAAAAGATATTTGATACAGACAAAGTAGGTAATCCAGTATCAGATATTGCAGATAGTTATTTTATACAAAAGGTTGGTTATGATAATTTATTGTGCAGCTGATAGAATTTATTTTGATTTATATTTTGACCTATGGGAAAAACAAACAAGTAAAATCTATCCTGAATTAAGAAGACATATAGCATTACATAATCCTACAGATAAACAAAAACAAAAGTGTTATGACCATATGATTGACTTTAATGATGTTACAGAATGGTTTCCAGAAAATCCTACAAAAAATCATTTTTACCTATTGCGTTGGTTATATCTACCATATCTCTATCAACAAAATATTTTAGAAACACAAATTAATTGTTTACCTATAAAAGAAATGAACATACCTACAAAACTAGAGGTAGACCAATGGCGAATACAAAGACCTAAAAGAGGTTATCTAGGTGGTGTATCAGCAGCTATATTTACACCTGAAGCTGCAAAAAGAGTTGTAGACCAAGCAATATTGATGTTAAAAAATCCACCCGAATCCGACCACCCTATGAATATGTGGCAGATAGAAAACTTAACTCAACACCAAGAAAAGTGCGAACATCAAATTAAAGAAAAAGATTTATTACCAGAGGCAGTTTTACCTGATTATACATATTGGATAACAGCTAGAACATCTAACGTATGGTCGCATAATAAAAAACTGGAGGCATTGAGAAAGTTTATATGAAATTAACAGTTATATTACCATCAGCAGGAAAAGGTACAAGATTAAATCTACCATATCCTAAAGAGATATTAAGATTAGATAATGACAATGCTTTAATTGACAATTGTTTTAATTTTTTCAAAGATTATGGTAGAAACCAGGTAGAGTTTGTTGTAGTTATAAATGAAGATAAGACAGATTTAATTAAATATCTTTCAAAGTATAAAGACAGATATAATATATCTTTTGTTTTTCAAAATCCTAGTGAGAAAGAATATACAGGTGCTATTAAAAGTGCTAGTCATTTATTTGGTGAACACAATTTAGTATTATTACCAGATACATTAATGAGTTTACATCCAGGTAAAGATTTATTTACATTAGTAACAGAAGCATTAACTGAAACAGGTTTTAGTTTTTTAGTTAAGAAAGAAGATAGTAAAGAAGTTTTAAAAACAAAAGGTGCAATCTATGTAAATGAAGAAGGTAATGTAGTAGAATATGAAGATAAACCTACAGACAAAGTTGAAATGTATAATGCCTTTTGGTGTGCCTTTGCATTTAGAAAAAGAAACTTTTATGAGTGTATAAATTTTATGGAAAAATCTACATTGAAACAAAAACATTCTATAAATGAAATTGCACAAACACCTATATTTGGTAGTAAAGTTATTGAAGTAGCAGATTATATTGATTTAGGCACTTGGCCTGAAATTAGGAGATTATTGATTAATTATGAAAAAAATAATAACTGATTGTGATGGTGTTCTTTTAGATTGGGCATTTGCTTTTGATGTCTGGATGAGAGAACAAGGTTATTTTAGATTACCTAATACAGATCATTACTTTGAACAATCAAAAAGATATGGAATACCTGAAAAAGAGGCATTAGAACAGGTGCATATGTTTAATCAAACAGGCGCATTAGGTTTTATACCAGCTTTTAAAGATAGTGTTGAATATGTAACTAAACTTGCAAATGAGGGTTGGAGATTTGATGTTATTACTATGATTGGTAAAGACAAATATGCTCATAGACTAAGAGAAATAAACTTAAAACATTTATTTGGTGATGTATTTGATAATATTCATTGTTCAGGTGATTTCACAAAACCTAAAAAACAAACACTAGAAGAACTATATAAAGGTGAAAAATTTATTTGGGTTGAGGATAGAGTTGATTATGCAAAAGATGGTGATGAAGTGGGATTAACCACATATATTATGGACTGGCCTTACAATAGAGATTATAAAGGAAAAAGAGTACATAATTGGAAAGAATTATATGACTGTGCATTTAGAAGCTAAAGAAGGCGATTATGCAGAAGTAGTTTTATTACCTGGTGATCCATTAAGAGCCAAATGGATTGCAGAAACATTTTTTGAAAATATTAAACAAGTAAATACTGTAAGAAACTGTTTAGGATTTACAGGTTTTTATAAAGACAAAAGAGTTTCTGTACAAGCAGGTGGTATGGGTATGCCATCAAATGGTATTTACATATATGAACTTTATAATTTTTATGATGTAAAAACTATTATAAGAGTTGGTAGTGCAGGTGGTGTATCTAAAAATGTTAAAGTAGGAGATATAGTGGCCGCAACAACAGCAAGTACAGATAGTAATATGACAAGTAATTTAGTTAACAGTTATAAAATATCTCCAAGTGTTACTTATAGTTTATTAGAAAACTTTGTAAAACAATGTCCTAGTACACATATAGGAAGTATTGTTTCAAGTGATTACTTTTATAATCCTAATCCTAATTGGTATAAAGAACTACAACAACAAGGAACTTTAGCAGTTGAAATGGAGACTCATATATTATACAATATGGCTCAAAGATTTAATAAACAAGCTTTATCAGTATGTACAATTGCAGATCATTTAGATTCTAGTGTAGATAAAACAAATATGACACCTCAACAAAGAGAGCAAGGTTTCTATAAAATGATAGAAAGTGTATTAAAAAGTTTATGTTAAAGTTTTATACACCAGACAGAAAAGGTAAACAAGAGCCTTACTCATACAGAGCAAGGGCAAGATTAGTTGGTAAATGTATTGATAATATAGGTCAGGCATTTACTAACGACATTGTGGTGTTAGGTAGAATACATAATGAAAAAGATGTTGAAAGTTTAAGAAACAATAACATATCATATATACACGATATTTGCGATAATAAATGGCCTGAATTAGAAAAACTATGGTCAAATACAAATGAACACGCAATAGCAATCACAACAACTTGTGATGAATTAAAAAAACTTATAGAAACAAAAACAGATAAACCTGTTTATATTGTGCCAGACCCTACAGAAAGAGAACAAGAACCTATAAACTTTGAAACTAAAAAAGTTTACAACGCTTGTTATTATGGTAGTTATGGTAATTTAAAACAAATTGATTGGAACAAATATGATTTATCTAAAGTTAATTTACAAAAGATGTCAGATCAAGGACCGATTACTTGGAGTTTTGAGGCACAAGGTAAGATGGTAAGAGAATCAGATTTAGTTTTATTACCTGTAAATAACGACCACGCTATGACAAAGTATAAAGGACATAATAGACCGATTGACGCAATCAGACAAGGTAAGTTTGTTATTACAAATGCTACAATACCTAGTTGGGTAAAATTAAAAGATTATATGTGGGTTGGTGATATAAATGAAGGTATAAAATGGGCGATAAATAATCCTAATGAAGTGATTAAAAAAGTTGGTGATGGTCAAAGTTTCGTAGAAGAATTTTACACACCAGAAAAAGTAAGTACAATATGGGAATGGGTATACAATAATGTGTGCGATACACGGAATACTTGATACGAAGCCAGATTTAATGGCAAAGATGGTGAAGGCTGCTCATCACAGAGGACCTGATGGTAATGGTATATTTGAAGATGATTATATTACATTAGGTCATAATCTATTATCAATTGTTGGTGAAGTAAAAGATAGTAAACAACCTTATCATTATGAAGATTGTATATTAGTTTTCAATGGTGAGATTTATAATTACAAAGACCTATCACACAATCCAAAAACAGATACAGAAACATTAGCAATTGGTCTAAAGAATGAAGGCTGGGAGTTTTTAAAGAAGTGTGATGGTATGTTTGCTCTTGC